GCAGCAATAGTCATAATAGTTTTGCCTAAACCTAAGTCGTACGCAACAAGCATTTTTTTGCGCTCGCACATTCGGTCAACTGCTTCTGGTTGATACGGTAGTAGAGTTCCTTTAAAAGTCATACGATTGCCTTAAGTCCGTGAAGACAATGCTTTGCAGTTTCTAATCCAGTAAGTATCTCTGCCTTACTCATACCGCCTACATCTTTCATAGTTGTAGCCGAATAATTAAAAAACCAAGCTTCAAAACTTAACGAAACAGTTAAGTCAAGCATCTTCTGAGCAGCGAGTTTTCCAGCGTCATCATTATCAAAAGCAAAAACAATCTGGTCAGCGCTCCTGATGAGGCTGATTTGTTCCTTAGAAACTAAAGAACCAAATGTAGCGACCCCACCAGAAACGCCAACTGAAGATAATCTAACTACGTCTAGAGGAGACTCAACAACAATAAGCCTGCCACCATCGTACCTGCGAAAGCCAAAAAGAGCTTTGCTTTTTTCCACTCCCGTAGGGTAATTCTTGAAGTAACGTTTGACATAACCTTTCTCCTGCCACCCCATGAGTTTGTTGGTAAAAGGGTTACGTATGGGCGTAATCCAGTTGTTATGTTTGGGGTCCCACAACACTTCATGTTCTCTAGCTGACTCTAACTTAAAACCGCGAGCGGCGAGCGCTTCAGCAGGAGGGTCAGTGAACAAAGCTAAACGAGCCTCTGATATCTCTACAACTTCTTTAAATACAGGTTCTTCTTTTTTCTCTGCTCTTTCCATAACTAAAGATAAATCTTCGTTTTCTAAATAAAACCAATCTTTAGCGTCTGCGTAATCAACCTGTTTAACGTCACAAATTAAAGACATCAAACTTCCTTTGTATCCGCAACTAAAACAAATATGAGCTCCTGTGTCAGCGTTTATGTACCATGAAGGATTGCTGTCTTCTTTTCCTTTAATAGTTTTATGGCCAGGACAATAGGACTGAATTTCGCTACCTCTTACAGAAACAACTTCAAGCCCTAATCTAGATAGGACTGTCTCCATCTCTTCTAATCTCATAGGTCATCTCCAGACAACTCTCTAAACTGACCCGTATTCCAATCCCAAAGCAAAGAAGTCTCTGTAGGCCCTGAGTTACGAGCAGCCAATACTTTAAGAATTCTAGTGTCGTCTACGGTGTCATCTTCTCGTTCCAAACCAAACAATACATCTGCGTCTTGGAAAAAGGAAGAGGAGTAACCAATAGAATCTGTTGTTACCTTTCCCTTACGCATCTTCCATTGAAGTACTTGAGTAGAAACAACTATTGGCTTATCTACTCTTTGTGCTAATCGTTTTAGGGAACGAGTAATGTTAGTAAGAGCTAGAGGGGTGTTTGCTTCACCGCTTTGTTCATCAATCATCAAATACACACCGTCAATAAAGATAACGTCAGGTTGAATAGTTTGAATCTTACTTGCTACCGCTGCAACAGTCTGTCCACCAGCTGCATCAGTTAGCCAGAAGTTATGTGGGTCTGCAGCCATAGCGGTTAGGGAATCTCTGTATCTAGCCTCTTCTTCATCTGTAAGGGAACCCGTAATGAGACGATGATGAGAAACCATAGCTCTCATGGCATCGTAACGTTTTTGTTGTTCTGTGTTAGACATCTCAAAAGATTGAAATAGTGGAACTGCGCCGTCTTTGTGGATGTTTCTAGCCATCTGCAAAGCAAGAGTTGATTTACCTGTTTTAGGAGGTGCAACCAAAACAATTAACTGACCATTTTGTAATCCGCTAGTAACGGCATCAATTGTAGGAAATCCAGTTGCGTATCCCAACAATCCTGGGTTTGCCTTTAACTGTTGATATTCGTCCCAACGAGTTTCTGTAGTCTTAACCAAGTTGACGTCTGTGCTGGTGCTAAGCCCAGCCTCTTCAATCTTAACCATGCCTCGTTGAAGAGCAATAAGAGCTGCTTCGTGGTCTTGCTCTTTTTCAATTGCTTGAATTGCTTCACGCAACATAGAACTAGTGGCAACTTTACGACGCTTTGAAATTAAATCATCTAACAAAAAGTCCATTGAGTCGGACAGGTTTAATACTTGATAGGTAGGGAAGTTTTCAGATACAACTTCTAAACTTGGGCACTCACCATATTTTGAAAAGTGTGAACGAAGAAAAACCCAGATACGTCGGTCGTCTTGGTCTGGGAACCAAGAGTCTGTTACGCCGCGTTCAAAGAGAGCAGATAAGTCTCTAGTCTGAATTGCAGCACTTATTAATTTTGCTTCATTTGTCATAGGTTAGGGAAATCCAATCCCCAGCTTCCATAACGCATTAAGCGATTAGGAAGGTCCACTACACCCGCAACCTCTGCTCTATATGGCAGGTCATCTACTAACTTGTCTACTGACTTGTAAGGAGTTGCATACCTAAAAGGATTAGTAGCGTACTGGTCTAAGTTCTGCATCACCTCTACCAACTCCTCTTCGTCATGTTTAAAACTTACCAGCTCTAGGGTCCAACCGAGCTTTAGAGTAACGGAATACAGATGACTTAAAACTAAACGATTGTAATGAGTTTTTGTTTTATTAACAGGAATGATATTAAGGATTTTACGTTTGTCAACGTACTCGTCCACTATCACATCAAAAGTAACTAAGATGCGAGGAGGAAGAGAATTACTAATATCACCCTTCTCCATTAGAACACCTTTATCTTTCCGTACTTTAAAAGAAACTCTCTAAACTTCTCTGGGTCTTGTCGGGCTAACTCTGTTTCTGCAAGAGAAGCTTTTGTCGATACCTCAATTGGATACACCCCTTCGTTTTCAACAATGGCTAACGCAACATACTTAGTATGTTTGCATGTCCCCTTAATGCTAAACCCTGGGCAGGTGCACCTCAAGTTTTGTTCATCATCTCCACTTACTTCAAAAATCCCTGGTCCTGGATTTGTAGAGCTTTGACTTAAAAAAACTTGAATTAATTTATATTCACTCACGCTTGCCTTGAATTCCAAAATGACCAACAACATTTAGAGCTACGTCAAAATAGATAGAAGCGGTAGAGAACAAATCCTCTGGATGGTACAAAGAATCTTTGTCTGAGCCCCAATTGTGCTTTAAATAATTTCTAAGACCTGGTGTAACTATGTCTACAAATTCGTCAGCAGTTAGGTAGCCGTAATCTCTTAAATCTTTTTTACCCATTGACGTTTTCCTTTGCCCACTGTTTGTACTCAAAATTTAATTCTGCTACATCAATAGTGCCTTCGTAACCTTGCTCATAAAGATGTTCAATAAAATCATCATCTGCTACAAGTACTGGCAAACCATTTAACTCCATAACTACCTCCTCAAATCGCTTATGTTATCCATGTTTAAATACATAAAAGCTTCATTTGCAAAAGACTCTGTTGCTTCTCCGTAAAGTCCCGACCAATTTTTTAACTCTACATTGGTGGTAACTATAGTGGGAAGTCCGTTGTTGTACCGAGTCCTAAGAACGTGGTGAAGCATACTCTTTTGCCAGCCAGACAAACTTGCATGTTCTTTTCCTACATCATCTAAAACCAAAACTCTTATGTTGTAGGCATCATCTAAACTCTCTCCCAAGATACCGTCGTACAAAAGCTTGTCAGATTCAGTTTGCTCATCCATCAAAGCGCCCTTCAAATCTAGAAGAGAGTTAAAGGTTATGAAATAGCAGGGGCGGACTAAGGTCTTACCCTCACCCATCTTCAAAGCCTCGGGGGTAGCCGTCCGCATAATCTCCTGTAGGAGGGTGACCGCAACAGTCGTCTTGCCTCTACCAGGCAATCCGTAGAGAAGTAGGCCAAGACCGCAAGTTTGGCGTCCTACGGCGGTCACTACGTTGCCCTTGTAAAGCCCTGTGAGCCATTTAGAGAGGCTATCAAGAGCCTCGGTAGGTACGTCCCTACAGTCTCCTAGCTCCCAGCCAATTCTGGCCTTTGGAAGTGATGCAATCTGTATCCACGTCCGTCTACGGATAGGTAAATTATCTAAACTGAACATTAGTCCTCGTCATCAAATAGAGCCAGTTTTTTGGCTGCCTGAGCCTTGGCCTCAACAA